AAGTGGTGGAGATATGATTCATCTTCCAAAACATAGTGAAATAGCAGCTACATCTTTGTATGGTGGCGACAACAATGCTCTTGCATCATCGGCTTTAAGCTTTAGTGCAGGAACTTCATCAGAAGGTGAGCATACATTGTCTATAGACCAATCAACATTAGCAGCAGTTGCTATAACTGATATATCAAGAGCGCAATCAAGTTATGATGTTATGAATATTTACACACAAAAGCTTGGATATGCTTTAGCTAAAAAAATAGATTTTTACTTAGCTCAAAAGCTCTTTGGTGCAGTTACATTCAACGATCAAGGAAATAGTGGTGCAGACGGAGCTTCGTCAGGAAACAATATTGTTTTCACAGGTGCAGGTTCATACGATATTACTGTGCTTGGTGTGTCTAATATGATTAAAGCTATATATGAGTCAGACTCTAATGTAGAAGACTATACTTTAGTATTAGCTCCTGCAACATATAGCTCGTTGTTCAAGCTAGGCGATTTTGCTAGATATGATGGAACAGGTCTTGCTGGCGATTCTAATCCACTTATTAGTGGTTTCGCAGGTAAGCTTGGTGGTGTGCCTGTTGTTATTTCAAACAACATTGTTGCAGCGATTGATTCCTCATCTTACGCACAAACTACAGCTCCTCTATACAACGCTACTGATGGAGAATCAGGAGAAGCTGACCATCTAGCTGGATATATGATTCATAAAGATGCTATGCACATTGCATACGCAGCTGGTATGAAAGCTAGAGTTCAAAGTGATTACGATTTACCAACATTGTCTACAAGATTTGTTGCAGACTCTGTTTACGGTTGCTTGATTACATCTGATAACTCAAACAATAAAAAAGTTTGGGCATTAAAAGATGCTTAATAAGTAGTAATCTTAATATTAAGGGGGTGGGCGACTGCCCCCTTATAACTGGAGAATAAATGATTTTTAAAAAAACAATAGAAATTGTGAAAGAAGTTCCACACGATGCAGACAAAAAGAAATGGATTGAAAACGGTTGGGTAGAGGTAGTTAAGGAAAAGCCTGTTCCAAAACAAAAGCCGAAATCTAAACCAAAAAAGAAAGCTTCTAAAAAGAAGTGAAAGATTTAATAGAACAATTAAAAATACACGAAGGATATAAACCTACTGTGTATAAGTGTACGGCTGGAGTAGACACTATTGGTATCGGATTTGCAATCAAGGATTTACACTTATCCGAAGAAGTTTGCGATTTGATACTGTCTGAAAAATTAAAAGCATTAGAAGAAAGATTCGAAGATAAATTTGATTGGTTTAAAACAAGCCCTATTGAAGTTAAGAATACTATGCTAAATATGGCATATCAACTAGGCTTCAGAGGGTTTTGTAAATTTAAAAAAACAATCGGCTATTTAGAAGAGGCACAATGGGAAAAAGCATCAGTAGAAATGCTTGATTCAAAATGGGCAGTCCAAACACCCAATCGTGCTAAAGAATTAAGTGAGATAATTAAATCTCTTTAGTTGCATCTATCTTCTGCCGAACACTAATTTATGATACAAGATAAACTGTCAGGAAATAACCTTTCTTGCCCTAATTGCTATAGCATACAACTTATAAGAAGTGGCTTTGAGCATGGAAAGCAAAGGTATAGGTGCAAGCGATGCGGACATAGAAGTGTACACCCTATAACAGATATTGAGCTTTTAAAAGAGAATGTAAAATACCGAAAGGAAAAACAAAAAGCTCAAGATATAAACAGAGTAGAGCGAAAATCTTTTAGGGAACATGTAAGAATTGAAAATGCTGTAGAAGAATACAGCAAACAGTTAGTAAAGCTTTTTGAAAATAATAAGTTACATACGCATACTCAAAAGCATAAGGTCAAGAATAAAGCTGTTGGAGTAATACAATTTAGCGACCTTCACTTTAATGAATTAGTCGAACTCCAGAATAACAGATATGACTTTCAAGTTGCATCACAACGATGCCAGCATTTTGTACAAAAG